GTCCTTACCTGCAGCCGGAGCTGCTTTCCCTTCGTCCATGAGTAAACCCTCAAGAAGTGCCAGGCGGTGCGTCCGCCAGTCCGATCAAACCGATGTGCCATGAGGGCACGACTCCACTTTGATACTAATAAGTATAGCGGCTGCTGTACAAAAGTCCAGCACTATTTTTCAAGTGGCGAGTGACGTGTGACGAGTGACGAGAGCCGGATGGATAGAAACGTCCACACTTCTGCACAAGTGATGACAGTTTGTGTTACAAAATGTGCGGTGATTTTGTAACTATTACCGAGCGGGTATGGCGGCGGCAGGTGAACCCTTGCTTCATTTATGGCCGATAGTTCAAACGTGGCTTGAACTACGGCGCGAAACCTACTCCAAGCGGGAGGCTTCGGCGCGGCGCTGCTCTAAGGTGTCCCACAGCTCGAGGAGGGCGTTGAGCTGTCCGCTGGCGTGGGCGAGCCAGCCGGGTTCTTTGGCGGTGGCCATCGTTGAGACGAGCAGGGATGTGTCGGCGATGCGGTCCTGCAGCTCGGTCATTACGGCGAGAAAGGCCGGCGGGGCTTGCTCGCGGGTGAAGGACAGGGCGCCCTTGGGGTCGTAGTTGTCGGTGACTTGGTAGCGGTCGATGGGGATGGTTTTGGTTTTTTGCGTGAATAGCATAATTTTTAAGCTGTTTGTGTTCGTGGTTCGCGAATGGCGAATACAGTCGTTCGTATGGGTTAAGGCGTCATCCGCGACGCATGACGATGATCTCCAGCGCGGTGATGGCATTTTGCAGATGCGGGCCGCAGTCCCGGCAGGCGGGGCCGAGGTGGATGTCGTGGCCGTGGATGTCTTGAATACGAAGCGGCTTGGCACAGATGCCGCAGCGCGGGATGTCACTGCCGCGGCGGCCGGGGCGCAGGCGGCTGGGTGGTGAGGGCGGCGATTGGGTCATCAGTAACTTCCGCCTCCGGTAGATCGCAGGATGTCGCCTTCGACGTTGATGGCATCGGAGAGGCAAACGTAACGAAGCAAATCGATGAAGTCTTTTACGGCCCCGAGTTTTTTGTCCGCACCAGTATAAGTCTGCAGCGCATAGATGACATTTTTGCAGTTCTCTGAGATGTAAAGCCTCGGCTGGTTGATTGCGTCAACTGGCTTTTCGGGATTATAGGACAGCGCGTCGTTAATCATGCTGACGCCTTCGTCGATGCTGTCGCCCGGCGTGGCGGTGAAGTGCATATTCAAGTCCGCCATGTCATCAATGAGGGTCGATGGCGACTCCTTGCCTAAATTTCGGGCGTGCCCATAGCGGCTGTCCATCCAGCGCTCGAAAATTTCTTCGCCGCCTTCGACGCGCAGAATTTCTTCTTTGTAGCGCTGTAGCCCAAAGCCAAAATTCTGCTGCGCAGGACCGGGTTTGCCATCGAGCTTTTTGCCATCCGGCAGCGCCCACTCGCCGGCATAGCCCACGCCTTCGATGTATGACGTTTGGTCGGGCCACTCGCGGTAGACAACGATGCGGCCGGTAATATCGTGAACAGTCCAAAGCATGGCCCAATTTTTGCCAGACGCCGGATCGACCCAATGGTAGCGAGTCCCGTTTGGTACGTTGCTGTGCCGGATAACGTGAACCTTCGGGTTGAACAGCGGGAAGCGGCCAGAATGCGCCTTGGTGGGGATTCCGTAAGCTCGCTCTAAGATTTTTTCTCGGGTTTCGCTTTGCAGCTCCTTTTTCATCCGAGACCAGCCGGCCCAGGGATTTAGCTTGGTGTGAAAATAAATAATGGGCCGACCCTTCGGGTTGATTTGCTCGATGGGCACTTGCTCAAAGCCAACAACCTTGCCCTCGGCGTTTTTGCGCTCCAGCAACTCGGCATCGACGGTGACAACGTCTTTGGCGCCGGACAAGTAGTCGGCCACGATAGGCGTCCAGCCTTGCACTGGGGTAAAAGTGACGGCCAACTTGCCATTTCGGTCCACCAAGCGGAAGCGGATCGTGCTGAGAACATCGAGAGCACCCATAGCCTCGTCCATCCAAACCATATCGACCTCGCCACCTTCTAGTGTGGACGGATCTTGCGAGTAATTGCGGAAAATGCACTGTGCTGAGTTTGGCGCGACCCACTTAGATTCTGAGAATCCGTTCTTAATTGTGTAGCTGATTGCCGTGACGGCCGATTTTCTGGCGTTTCTCCATTCTGGCGGCATGTATTTCCAGACACGGGGCTGCTGAAGCTCAACGCTGTTGGCGGCGGTCAAAGAAAAGCACCACACAACGGCACCCGGCTTGTTGTACATCGTTTTGATGACTTCCTTTGCGGCCCACTCCGTTTTCCCGCTCCGGTTTCCGCCCAGAACAAGCAATTCGCGGTGCTTATCGATCAACTCGGACGCGCGCTTCCACACCGGCGGGATGTAGCCATGGCGAAACGGGTCTGATGCCTCGCGGGCGATCATCTCTTCGCGCGTTTTGAGATATAGCCAGCCGCTTTCAGCTCCCAGCTTGTCCAGCAGATCGTAATCTAGCTGCATGACCGGGTGCGGCGTAGGCTTAAAGCGTGTCTGGTGCTCGTTCACGAAGTAGATCGGGCGCCGGCCGGTGCGTTTGCGCAACGCCAGCTTCCCCAAGCCGTTGGTTAAACCGGCGCGGCGCCCAAATTTTTGATGTCCATCGTGGGATTCTCCAAAACGACGAACTGATCGCTGCGCATGTAGCGCGTCTCGCCGGTGTCCTCGAGGATCACGGCGTAGATGTTGTTGAAATAGGCTCCCTGCGACTCGACATACCACACCGAGCCAAGACCGAGAGGGGTCTTGACGGCAACGGGGCGGGCGAACTCGTGGATCATGCAAAGTATGTGCAGGCGCCCCACTCGTCTCGCTCGGTGGAGCTGGGCATCCCGGAGATGGTCCGCGGCGTCACACCACATGAACGCCGGCGAGAACCCGCTTGAGCCTGCAGATTGAAAGTCATTTGGATTGTTTGCGCTTGCGCGCGGCGAAGGCGGCGGCGAGGGCGGGCAAATTGTTGCTGGCGCGGTCGCGGCCGACTTCGTTGTAAAGTTTGATAGCCTGCTTGAGCTTGGCCTTGATCTCTGGCGTGTCGGTCGGATGACTCGTCAGGTCGTACATGTCGCGGGGCTTAGTCATAAATGGTTACCCTCCATAGCCCGATTTGCGCGATGCTGTAGCCGAGCCATATGAGACTGTGCCAGTAGCGGTGCTGGATGAGGCCGAGGTCGATGGCAACGGCGAAGTAGATGAAGCCGACCAAGGCGATGAGGAGGCCAGAGGTCATCGGCGCGCTTTAGCGGTCTTGGCGGATGCGCGGAAGGCTTTGGCGGTGGGCGCGCCGGCGGAACCGGGCTTGCGCATGCGTTCACCGCTTCCGGCGGCGATGCGGGCTTTTTTGGCGTGGATGTTTGCGTACAGTCCTGCGGGTTTTTTCATAATTATTCTTCTTCGTTGTTTCCGTAGCGGATGGCCCAGGCGAACATGCCGCCGTAGGCTGCCAAGGCGCCGAGCACTATGCCTGCGGCGAGGCCGATGAGGATGTAGCCGGCGGCGGTCACTCGTGGACGCGCCTCCACTTGTCTTTCCACATCGACCTCGCCATCGTGGCGGACTTCTCGGCGACTGCTTCTTCGCTCATGTCGGGGCAGACGTGGTGCAGAAGCTCATGCAAAACCGTGTCTAGCTCGTCTGCGCCGGATTGACGGGGATCGATGTAGACTTTGCCGTCGCCCAGCGTCATGCCGTCCGCTTTTTCGCGGCCGAGCTTCTTGCGGACGATGGCTATGGTTCTGCGTGGGGGCATTTAGGCGGCCTTCTTCGCCATGAGCTGGACGTAGTGGAGGTTGAGACGCGCTTGGAAGACCTTCCAGAACGGCTCGGCTGAAAACAGCCAGGCGACCTCGAAGTCGTCCGGGGATTCCTTGCCGATGCGCACGATCCCGCGGCGCTGGACCTTCATGGTCGGCCGGTTCTCATTCCAGAGCTGCTCGTACCCGGCGAGCTGGACCTTGTGGGCGCCAACGATGGCTTTGCTCGTCTTCCAATCCAACAAGACGATCTTTCCGTCGCGGTCGCGGCTGGGCGCATCGATGGTGCCGCCGAAAAGGTATTCCTCGGAGACCAACTGCACCTCCGGCTCGATGACGGTGAGACCTTCGTCATCCCACCACCGCTTGAAGTTGTTGAAGGCGATGGTCGCTTTCTCAATGTCCGCGGAGCTGAACTCGGAGAGGTCGGCAACGTGGTTGTGGAGAAAACACTCAATGAGGAAGTGCGCGATGGTCCCGATGTCGGCGGCCTTGTCGCGCACCTTGCGGTAATCCTGACCGTCCATACCCAATTTCCACGCCCAGTGGATGAGGCCGCTGCTGTCCTCGCCGATCTTGGCGATGGTGCTGGCGCCGGGAACATCGGTGCCGTCTTTCAGCGGATACTTCTGGTGGGCGCGGGTCTTCTCGAGGCGTACGATTTTGCGTCCGTCCTCGGTGAAGAGATCCGGCTCAACGGGCTTGGCGGCCTTGGCCGAAGGGAGGCGGCGTTTTGCCGCCCCCCTTTTGACTGTGGTGTTTTTCTTGGGCATAAGAATTACCAGCTAATTTCTTCGTCGTCGGTGCCGGTCTTGCGTGCGGCGGGCTTGGCTTCCGAAACGTCGAAGCCGTAGGCGGTGGCGCTGCCGCCATCGCCCCAAGTGACGAGGTCATGCACCATGATGGCCTTGGGCTGCAGCGTAATGCCGGCGCCGAGCGTGCCCGTGTACCAGCAGTAGGGAACGACCGCGACTTGGATCTTGCTGCCGCCGCCGATGTTGTCGGTGATGATATCGCCGGAGGCGTTGAAGAGCTTCGGCGCGCGGCTGTAGGTCTCGCCGGCCTTGTCTTTGCCCACGGCTTTGACCTTGAGCTTCAATTGCGTCATACCGTCGTTGTCTTCCCACGGCGCGGCGTGGAGCTTGAGTTTGTCTTTCTTCAGCTCGGCTTTCTTCTCGGCGACGAACGCGGAGAAAAGCTCCTCGGCTTGTTTGATGAACGGTTCGGCTTCCTCAGCGGTTAGCTCGAGGTTGACTTTGAACACTCCCACGTCGTCGAACTTGGTGTCGGGACGGTTGAGGTGAGGATAGCGGGCGATGCCCACGGGTGTGGTTAGGGTCTTATTTGGCATGTTATGCGTTGGTTGGTTGTGTTTGTGTTGGGACTAGAAAATCGGAGCGGCGAAGGATGGTGAGGAAGTCCTGTGCGCGGAGCGTGATGAACCACTCCTCGCCGTTGCGCTTGTGGGCAACGACCGGGAAGAGCTTGGCCTTGGCATCGCGAATGGCTTGGGCCATCCAGTCGCGGATCTTGACGACCTGGCAGAATTTGACCTCCCAGTGGAAATCGGGCAGGCAAGGGCAGACGACATCGGGCGAGTCGCCGAGACCGCTGAACTGCTGACCGCGGCGGATGCCGGAGTCGCCGAAGGCTTCGCGCAACTCATCGCGCCACATGCGCTCTCCGCGGGCGCCTTTTGCGCGACTATTCATTGATCGCCTCCCAAAGTTGTTTCGCCGGGGCGTAGACCGAGCCGTCGCTGTCGCTAGTGCGTCCCGCGGGTGCGGTGCCTTCAAAGCGGGTGAGCGAGGGACGCCATGTGAGGTTGAGCGTGCCGGTGCGGCCGGCGCGGTGCTTGGCGACGATCAACTCGGCGTCCTGCGGGTCTGGCTCTTGATCCTGCACTGCGTAGTACGCGGGACGATGGACAAGGCAAACAATGTCGGCGTCTTGCTCGATGCTGCCGGATTCGCGGAGGTCGCTAAGTTTTGGGCGGTTGTCGCTGCGGTTTTCGGCCTGCCTGTTAACCTGGGCGGCGGCGACTACAGGGATGCCCAACTCCATGCTCATGGCTTTGAGGCCGCGGGAAACAAAGCCGACTTCGTTCTCGCGGGACTGGGCGCCGGAGTGACTAACGAGTTGCAGGTAATCAACGAAGACGCACTTGACGCCCCAGCGGCGGACGGCGAGGCGGGCGCGGCCGCGGATGTCGAGCAGCGTGAGTCCGCCGCGGTCGTCAACGTAGAGGGGTTCGGTGCTGAATTGCGTGGCGGCGTCAAAAATGCGGTGTTTGATCGATGCGGTCAAAAATCCGTTCCGAATGATCTCGGTGTTGGTTTCAGCGCGGCCGAGGACCACGCGGGCGGCGAGTTCGTTGGCGGGCATCTCAAGGCTGAAGTAGACGACCGGGACGCCGCGGCGGGACATGTTGTCGGCCATGTTGAGCATCAGTGCGCTTTTACCCATGGCAGGGCGGCCAGCGATGATGGTAAGCTGTCCGCCGCGGAGTCCGCCGGTGACTTGGTCAAAGTCGCGGATGCCGGTCTGCAGGCCGAGCTTTTTGCCGCCGGCCATGAGGCTCTCCAGCTCTTCGAGGAGGCCCGGGACGATGGCGCTGGGGGCGCGCATGCTGTCGGTGGCAGTGGTGAGGCTGAGGCTGAGGACGGACTCGCCGGCTTGCTGGAGGACGCTGTCGGCATCGGTGGCCATGTCTTGGGCGGCGGCTTGCATGGCGACGCTGGCGTCGATGATGCGGCGGCGGGCGTGGAGGTCGCGGAGGGTTTGCGCGTGATATTCGACCGCGGCGCTGCCGCCGGCGTAGTCGCCGAGCATCTCGGTGAGGGCGCCGGCGCCGCCTACGAAGTTGAGTTTGTGCTGCGCGTCGATGCGCTGGGTGACGGCGATGACGTTGGGCGTGCCGCCTTCACCGCGGACTTCGGCGATGGTCTCGTAGATGAGGCGATGCGCGGGCGTGTAGAAAAGATCGGCGTGGATGCCGGAGACTTCGTCGCAAAGTTTGGGATCGGCCATGAGCGAACCGAGGACGGTGCGCTCGGTGGCGGGGCTTTGGGGAACGGTGCGTTTCATGTTAGGCGGCGCCTCCGTCGTCATTGTTTTCCAGAACGACTATGACAATGAGTGTCAGCACGATCAGCACTGCGTAGGTGAGAATGAGCGCGTTCATTTTCTTCCTTCCTGCGGGCGAGTTGTGCGCGGCGACGCTCCCAGCGGTCGCAGGCTGCATCGACTAAGCGAAATGATTCTTCGAGCCATGGTGTGATGTGGTGTTCGGGCGGTGGTGGCGGTTGATGCTCAGTGGCCATGACGTTTTACGGCTTTCTGTCGTGGCGTGATCTGTAGGCAAATGTTGGCATGTGTTGGCATGGGAATCAAGGGTTTTTTGGGGGGATGGGCCATTTTTTTAGATGGCCGAAATCGCGGGGTTCGCTGACGGAGGTGACCTGACCGCACACGCCGCAGGGGTCTTCGTGCCAGGTTGAGACGTGGCCGGCGGGCATGCCGCGGCCGTGGGCTTCGCCGCAGGGGCGGCAGATCCAGGCGGGGTAGGGCGGTGAGAAGATCGCCTCGTAGTTGCGCCGGTAGCGGTCGCCGTTGACCGGCCGGGGGCTGTCGCCTTTGCCGGCGCTCATAGTTCGTGGCCCTCCGGTGATTTGAACTCGTCCTGCGAGAACATGGGCTTGCCAGACTCTTCGAGGAGTGGGAAGTGCCGCAGGCAGGCGGACGCGCGGCCGCGCAGCTCTTTGACCGTCCGGGGCCGCGTCGAGGGATGCAGTAGGTCGGCCAAGAACTGGCGGGTGCGGCGCAGCGCCCAGTATTGCTCGTAGCGGAGGCTCATCGGATGCCGGTGGCCTCTTCGATGGCGTCATGCGCCTCGTTGGCAACTTCGTTGGACGGCTTGACGCAGCGGTTGATGACGCGGATGAGCCGATTGTTGCTGCGAATCAGCTCACGGACTTGCGACTCCAGCGAGGCGGTGTTGTCCGCGAAGTTGCTGCCGAAGCCGACCGAGCCGACAACCAACTCGGGGATCATGGTGCTCACTTGCGCGTCCTCCGTTTGCCGCGGCCGAAGATGAAGCCGGAGTTGCGGAACGATGGCTGGGTGATCAAACCGCGTTTGGCGAGGAAGCGGTCGCACGCTGCGTTGATCGACGTGGCCTCAAGCATCAGCCGACCAAACAGCGGGCCGGTGGGTTCATATTCGAGGGCTAAGGTTTTGCCATTGTGGAAGGTCATTTGCGGGCCTCCTCAAGTTCGGTGGCGAGTTGGCGGACGAGGGCGCGCAGGGCCATAATGGTGGCGATGCTTTCGTCGGCGATCTGCTCGACGTATTCGACGTTGATGTTGAGGTTGGTTTTCGGCGCCTTGCGGGCGCTCGCCTTTTTGGTGCTTTTTGCGGTTTTCATAAATATTTAGGGAGTATTAAGGATGGGGTGGGACATTTGTTGTCCCATGGGTCAAAGATTCTTGGGAATATGTAGCTGCGACTTGGTCGAGGAGTTCCCAGTTGTCGGGGTCGCGGTCGGCCATAAGCTCGCCGTGCACGCCGCGAGAAACCATGCGGGCTACTTTTCTGAATTCTTGCGGCTGGTAGTTCGTGCTAACCCGATTGGCAAACTCAGATCTTGTGTAAAAAAGCCACTGCTTGCGGTCGGGCAGATAGGCCGCCAACACGTCGTAAGCGTGCCGTGAGTACGGCTTATTATTGCGAGCAGTGTTGTAAATTTTGTAGGCGCTTTGGCGAGGAGTCCAAATGCCGGTTTTCTCTTGAATTACTAATGGCCGGCCCGGCGGTTTGCGGATGATGTGATCAAAATCTCTGCCGCCTCCAATGTTGACTGCGACTTCGTAGCCGCGCTCTAGGGCTGCGATTTCAAAACGCTTTTCAACAATTGCGCCCTTTGGGCCAGAATCAATCTGCAGAGCGGCTACCCCACCCTCAGTCACCGCAGAATGCTCGCCATCGGTCAGCGCAAATAAAGCGGGCTGCGTCACGCTGCGTTCTCCTTTGCGAATTGTTCGCGCATCTCGGCGAGGGAGCGCTCGAGGGCGGTTTGTTTGGGTTGGCCCTGCACAGGCAAAGGGATCGGCTGGCGCTGTTGGCGCAGCTTCTGCAGCTCGTCGGGGAAGACGACGCCGGAATAGTTGTTGACGATGGCGCGTTCCATCTTCTCGACCGCATCGCGCTCGTTGAACTCGGCTAGTTGTTTAAGGAGTCGGCGGGCGCCAATCTCGGTAAGGGGCGACCGCTTCTGGCGCTTGTGCTCAATCAGATCAACCCAGACCGCGGCGAAACCTGGGCCGTGAGGCAGGGGCAAGGATGCTGGGTCAAATTTGGGAGCGGTGGCGCGTTTTGGCTTGGGTGCTTCCTTTTCCGAAGAAGAGGGTAGCGAAGGCGATGAAATCGCCGGAGCGGGCGCGTCAGCGCCTTTATTACGTTCCTTTATGTTCCTTATTGTTGGGGTCTCATTCTGACACCACTTGGGTCTCATTCTGACACTACTTGGGTCTCTTTCTGAGACCGGTCTCATTCTGAGACCCATCTCGGCGGACACGCCGGGGATCTTCCAAATCGATGCCTCGGCGCCGTCTCCGGCCAGCTTGCGGTGGCCCTTTTCGACCATGATCAGCTCGCCGCGGTCCTGCAGGCGGCGCAGGCAGCGGGCGACCGTAGCGCGGGCCAGCCGGGTCTTCTCCTCGAGCTTGCCCCATGAACCGAAGCAGTTGCCCGCCTCATCGGCAAAGTCGGCCAAGGCCAGCAGGACAAGCCGGTCGGCACCCTCCGCGGGCGACTGGGTCCAGACGTAGTTGGTGGCGGCTACGCTCATCGGCGCCAGCGGTTGCGGCGGATGCCGTCGCGGTTCTCAAAGACGAGGCGACCCTCGGTGTCGGCCTTAACGTACACACACTTGATCCGCTCGCCGGCCGACCAGTCCGCGGCGTTTTGCACTGAGCAGATCGCTGGCTCGCTCCAGTCTGGCACTGAAACGTAGAGCAGGCGGGTGTTGGGGATCTTCTTGGGGAGAACGGCGCCGGTCACTTGGTCGCCGGGTTGGTAGCCGACCTGCTGGGCGACAGTTTCGGCGAGCTGCTGGTCGGTGACTGGGGAGGCTTTGAGGGTGGCTTCTGGGGTTGGCTTGGCGGGTTCCGCGGCGGCAACCTGGGCGGGTTGACTGATGGATTGACCGATTGCTGACTTTGCTTTGGTGAGGATGTCTTTGATCATGCTGCTAGTTGCTCCTGTTGGATTTGCTGGTGTTGTTGTGCTTCGGGCTTTTGGGCCGCGATTTCCAAATACTCAGCGACCTCATTGAGCATCGGATCGCCGTTGTGGTTGATGACGGTTGTGCGTCCGTCAAAAGACCAATGGATCCAAGGGCAGCCGTGCCACTTGTCTGGCCGGCACCTGCCAATCTCGATGAGCGCGTTGCCGCCGTCCCAACAGATAATGCCATCCGGTATCTGGCGCCCCCTGCGGCCAGAGTTCAGCGTTCCCATAAGGGCATGGGTGAACATCTCGTCGATGCTCCCGCCGACCCTCATGTCTTCCCACACCTGTTGCAGCGTGTAGATGACCCAAGGGATGAGGTTAATCATCGCCTCATGCAGTGGTCCGCCGTCTTTGCCGTAGCTCATGGTCGTGTTTTTATAAAAAATTTCGGAAGGCGCTATCGGTGGGGGGTATTAGAGAAATTGATAACGACAGACCCCCTCCTCCCCTCCATAACCGAACCCAATAACTCTCATGTGCAGCAGCTCTACTCTGTTGTCGCATTAACGACTTGGTCGGTTTGCGGCTCATCTCTCGCTTTCCTCTGTAGAGTCAGTCTCAATCTCAATAGCAGCAGCCGGCAGAGCAGCAGCCTTTTGCGTCTCGCGTCCTTCTGAGCCAACCGTTAAATCGACACGCTCCGGCGTCACATCGATGACCTGAGCGCTGCGCAGGCCGCTCACGAAGCTATTCCAAGAGTCAGCCGCCGGAGCCATCACATGCTCCACACGCTGCGTTGCTCCACCAGCCAGCAGTTCAGATTTCTCTGTTGCAACCGCAGACATGATAGTGAGTTCGTGACTCTTCATGTCGGGTATCCTCTCAAAGAGTTCCGCGGTCCCAACTGCGGCCAAGGTCTTCCAATTCTTCGACGTGATTTCCCGCGCGCGTTCCAACAGCTCCGGCCTGTTGCGTATCAACGCCATGATCGTGTGGTACGACGTGTTGAACGCGCGGCACATCTCACGGATCGACATGCCGGCCATATGCGCTGCGGCGATCTTCTCAGCCTTCGCTTCGGGCACCTCGAGGCCGGTTGAGCGGCCCACATGCACCGGAGCAATGTCTGGCTCCGGCTTGGCTGCTTTCTTTTTGGGTTTAGATGTCGTCCGCGGTCTTGCCATAGTCAGGAAATCAAAGTGCCTCTGCGGGGCATTTCGTGAATTGCCCTCTCTGTAGAAATCTCCCTTAAATAGCGGGTCACACTCGCCATCACCCTTTGAGCGTCAGCCTTCGAGCCGATGACCTTGAAGATGACCAGGTGCCCGCCACAGATCGCCCAGGCGCAGCGCGTCAGCTTCAGCCCGGAGCGCAGGTATTTGGACGCCGCACCGATGCGCGACTGGATGCGCCACTCATTGTGGGCGACCGGCCAGGCGCAGAGGAGAGGCGCCGTCTTCAAGCCGCCAACCTCCGTTGCAGAATGTGCTTGGCCCACCAGTCGATTCCCTTGGTCAGGTGGTAGCGGCCGCAATACTTGCACTCGTAGGCGGTCATCATCGGCTGACAACGACGCGCCTCTGCCGCGGTGTGAAACCGCCGCTTCCGTCCGCACGCTCGCCACTGCTTGAAGGTCATCACCTCGAGCGCTTCCTCCAGATCCTCTCAGCCACCGCCAACATGGCAGCCGCCGGCAAACACGGCCGCTCGCCGTGATACACCTTGGCGCCGCACTTCTCATTGTCCCGCGCGGCGAGCCATTGGGTGACGAGGTCGATGTCGTGGGTGGTCATGGTTCCTTTAGCAATTCCCCCAGTGATGCCCGCAGATGCGATCGGCCTCGTACTCCGCGCGCTTATCCTCGAGCCACTCGGCCTCTTCCTGCGGGGTGCGCTCGCGGCGGACGCGGTTGACTGACGGTGCGGGTGAGGGAAGTAAAAGCGTCTCGCTCATTGCGCACCTCCGAGTTGATAGCTGCGTTTATCCCAGTCCTTCTTGGTCTTGCAGTAAGCCCACAAAGCCTGGTGCATCTCAGCGTTGGCTGCATCGATGGCTTTCTTGTTGGTCAGCGTGGCGATGTCGGGGAAGGAACCGGCGAGCAGTTCGCACAGGCGGCGAGCCTCGTTGCGCTCCTTGATCAGCTTGAGCATCGGCGACTGCAACTGCGGCAGCGTGGCAGCCAACGCTTCAACCACCGGAATGACAGCATCCGCGGGTCCGAGGCATTCAGCGTCTCCGCATTCGCACAAGGCTTCCGGGTGATACGGCCGGTCGATGTTGAGGTCGATCATCGCGCGCCTCCGATCTTGTTAATGATCTCCAGTGCAACGAACGTGCCGACCGCGAGAGCAACCACCGTGCAGAACACGGGATCGGTGAGATAGGAGAGAACTTCGAGCGCGCTCATTAGTTTCCTCCCGTCGTGTTCGCCGAGATGAACTTGGCGAGTTGCATGGCAGGTATCCGGCGCGTGCGTTGCCCGAAGGCGATGCTCGGCAGCCGGCCGTCGATGACCCATTTGCGGGCCGTGGCGTAGCTCACGCGCAGGGCCGAAGCCGCATCGCGGATCGTGAGCAGTTGTGGTGTGTTTGTCATAGAAAGTGTAGGCATCTGTAGGCACACAAGGCACGACGATGCGCAGGGCGGCAGGCGATCAGTGCGAGGTGGGCTTGCATTGACTTCGCTAAAGATGCCTACACATGCCCACAGGTGCAAGCATTATTTTTCCGCCATGGGGAATTGACCCCAATTGACAATTGTAGGCATCCGTTGGAGTCTGTTTGCGCTATGAACACCACACCCACAGCAAAACGACTTGTCGGCTCACGCAGGTCGGTCTTTGCCAACATCAGCGACCAGGCACACGCCCGGCTGCAGCGGAGGGCGCCGGCGGCGCATCTCACCGCGGCCAAATACACCGGCGTAGCCCTCGAGTTCTACATGGAGCTGGAGGAAGCCTTCGGTGGCCCCATGACCGAGCAGTTCCGGTCGATGATTCTGCGCAACGTCGGCGGGATGGCCGCCAAGCTGGAAAAAGCCCTCAAGTAACCCGCTGATTTACAGAGGGAAGTAACTATTTTGCAAAATATTGCAAATATTGCTTGCAGATGCCTACAGATGCGATATGGTGCTGACAGATGCCAACAGCATCTACACACCACATGACAACATACACACCCAAAAAACTCCGCGCTGGTAGCTATCAGCTCGGCAACCTCATCATCTCCAAGCAGGAGCCAACAACCCGCGGCGGCACCACGACGTGGCGCAGCCAGCGCGGCAAGCTCATCGGCTATTCGCTTGGCGATGTCACGCGCTTGGTCAACACATTCGGCTCGGTTGCTTACGACCTGGCCAACGGCACAAAGCATCATCCGCACTCCAAGCGTGCCTAACATGAACATCCACGCCATCGCCCAATCCGCCGCCACGTTCAACGCAGACCACGACTACGATGTCGGCGCCGCGCTCAAGCTCACCGAGCTGATCATCACGCACGCCCACATGGTGCAGCTTGCGCGCAAAGAAGCCGCCGATCCGCAGCTTTCGCTACCCCTGGAGGTCGCCCAGTGAGACCGCTCGTCATCCTCGCCGTGCTCCTCGCCGGCTGCGCCACCGATCCGGTGCCCGAGCGCTACCGCACCGCCGAGCCGGTCGTCACCGTGCAGGTCGCCACGCTGCCACCCGGCGCATTGGTCTACCTCAACGCGGAATACATCGGCACCTCACCGGTCACGGTCAAGTTGGTCGCCGACCAGTTCGGCAAATGGAAGCAAGACTCCATCATTCGCGCCGTAGTGCCACACGACTCGGTTGCATTCGAGGAAATGGTCTACCCGAGTGGCTACCGCGTGCCGTCCCGCGTCCTGCTGCGCGTGCCTGGGTACACGCACTGGTACAGCGCCACCCAGCCCAAGCCACCGCAACCGCTTGCCGTTAACCCTTGAAACTTTGACCCAACCCAAACACAAACACACCACATGAAACCCAAAACCAAATCCACCAAGCGCAAGCCAGCTTGCGATAATACCGACCTCAACGCCACCGAGTTCCAAGTCTACTACAGCGTCGAAAAGCACGGCCAGTGGGAGCACGACGAATCATTCGCCACGCTCGCCGAGGCTGAGGCTTATTGCCGCGAGAAAAGCTACACCTACGCCACCGACGAAGATGACGAGATCGCGGCGCCGTGGGAGTTCTACATCTACGAAACCAAGTGCGTCCGCGTCTTCCGCGGCAAAGTGAAACGCGAGCTGATCTTGGAGGAGCAATGACCCGCCACGACTACTTCGCCACCGGCACGTTCCCATGGTCTGGCCTACGCCTCGCCGGCCGCCGCTTCGACAGCCCCGAGCTGTTCGCCATGATGCGCCGCCAGTGCCTTAGCGATGGATGTGTGCGCAATGCCTGCGCGGACCTCGATGTCCTGCCATTCGCCGAGGAGGTTGCGGGGATTGAGGAGCATATTTGCCGCAGGGAGGCCGCCTACTGCTGATCCCAAACGGACGCCACGTCCACCTCGCGGTCGTACACACTATAAAAACGACTGGTTGTGTTGGGGCTTACATGGCCGAGCATGTGCTGCACGACCGAGATGCGTCCCGTGGCGTTCAGCATATCGCTACCAGCTTGCCGTCGCAGCTCGTAAGCGGCAGACCGGCGATCCGGTAAAAACTCGCGCACCCACATGTTGAAGTTGCGTTCCATGAATTTCATCCGCGTGCCAGCAGTGCGGCCAACGACCATGAAGTCGTCTGCGTCAAGTAGCTCCGGCACCATCCACGTTGGGATCGCCATGACGCGCCCGCGCTTGTAGCCGGTCTTGAGTGTCAGCCCTTCGTCCTCTCTCTCAATCAGCACCAACACGTGCCGGTCGCCGCGGTCTTCGATCCAGCCCTTGCGGCAGTAGGCAACTTCCTTGGGCGTCATGCCCAGGTAGCGCGTCAGCAAAAATGCGCGCCGCGTAGACCCGCCGATTGCCTTGCTGGAATCATCCATCTTGATAAGTATCTCGGGCGGAATCCGCACAAACGTCGAGACCGGCGCCCGCATGCCCTTGGTTGATGCGGCGAACTTGGCGATGGTGTCCGGCAACTCAAAGCCTTCCCAGTCCAGCGGGTGCGCAAAGATGGCGCGCGTGGCGGCGAGATTGGTGCGCACGCTGTAGGCGCTTCCCTGAAACTTCTCCCGATACTTGGCCACCAATAGAGGCGAGATAACCGAGAGCGGCTTGGCGCGCACCGCATCGTTGTCGCCGCCGAAGACCGTGCGCAGAATCAGGAGCAGGCAGTTGACATTGGCGTGGCGGCTGGCGATTTTGCTCACCTGCAAATAATGATCAATTGCCTTACCAACTGGGAGCGCCGTGGATCGCATGGCGTGATCTTTGAGGGCTGCGATGCCCTTGATGGCCGTGGCGTTAAGGATGACCTGCGCCTTGGCCTTGGCCATGTCGAGGTTGGCGGTGCCGAGCGAGACCCGCTGCCGATTGCGCAGGCCGGGATGGTAGAACTTGAGTTGCCAGCGCGGCGAGGCGCCCGTGGTGTAAATGCGTCCGGTGATGCCGCTGCCTTTGATCGTGTGCATGCCGCTCTTTCGCACGGCAAAAACAGCGCGTCAAATAGTTTGGCAGGAATTTGGTCGAAACTTTGGCAAAAAGTTGGCTATCCCATGTTCAACCAGATGCATTGTTTTGCACTCTCGTCACAAGAATTTGATAGTTCGCCGGCATAGCACAGCGGTAGTGCACCTGATTTGTTCTCAGGTGATTTTGCCGGGTTTACTCAGACGTGCTAAGGGGTATGGCCAATAGTTTGGCAGTATTCAGACTTGACTTTTGATAGCTGATCTGTCATAATAGACGTTGACAAAGTGGGTTGCTGCCCACTCTGCCAACTAACTTCAACCATGAGATACCATGATCAAAGCTACGTCTATTATGCCCGTCACTCGACGCGGCGTCAATTCCAATAAACCCCTCAAGCGCGGCGACACTCGTCCAGACGGCCTAGTCTTTTGGGCATACCGCAAGAGTGGTGAGCGTTGGATTGCGCCAGAAGACCTCAAGGCCCGCCGCGAACGGGTGCGCCTTGCCGTTGCTGCGCACTACTACCGGAACATTGAGACCCAGCGCCAGAAAGCCCGAGAGCGCCAACAGACGCCGCGCGTCCAACTCATACGGAAGGCTTACAAGGCTCGCGAGGATGTCCGAGAGCGCCGCCGCGCCTTGGATCGCCAGCGCCTAGCCAAGCTGCGCAAAGAAAGCCCCGAATACCGGCTAGCCTGCTCTGTCCGCCGCCGCATGCTCAATGCCCTGCATGGCCATCTAAAGGCCGACAAGTCAATGGTGCTCCTCGGTTGCTCGCCCGCCGACCTGCGCCTGTGCCTCGAGGCCCGCTTTGAACCCGGCATGACGTGGGAGAACTACGGCACCGTGTGGCAGGTTGACCATGTAATTCCCCTCGCCACCTACGATCTCACCGACCCAGCCCAACAGCGCGAAGCCTTCCACTACACCAACCTCCAGCCGCTCTGGGCGTCCGCCAACATGGCCAAGGGCGACACGGTGGAGGGCGAGGACATCGTGCTGGGGATGCTGGCGGCTTAAGCAAAAAAGAAAGGGCCAGCCGTAGCTGACCCTTAGTCTCTTTCTGGGTGTGCCGGATGAGCTGAAACTATGAGCGGAACAATTCCGCTAGACGCGCGAAATCGTCCGCGGTCGGCTCCCAATTTTCATCGGCAGCCTTGCCACCCGCGGTGACGTAGTAGTGGTCCTTACCGGGTTCCGGCCGCAAGGATTGCTCGCCGGCGCCCCAGTTCTTGCTTCGCATTACTTCCACGAAGGTCAGCGGGCGTTGCGGTTGTGTATTCTTCGATGCCGTAGACTGCTGTTGAGACATAGCCTTCCTTTCTATAACTGACATTATCTTGATTCTCGAGATTGGCAATAGCCCTTCTGGCTTTGTCAACCCACTGGCCAGAGTTTATTGCAAACTGATCTGGATTCAAATGATCCAATGTGTCATACCTTGCCGAGATCTCTGGAACATATTGAGAGCGAACGCCTAGCGCATCGCCTCGCTCGTTTCTGGCGATGGTAAAACCGTCGATGCCATTGGCCCGGAAAGCGGCCGTGACCGCATCCACCTGAGCCTTGGTGGCCGCACTCTTAAATCCAACCTCCACCATGGGGCGCGCGTTTGGGTGCAGCTCATCGACGACCAGGCTAATGATCACGTCCTTTTGGTTGTTCCGTTGCGCTGTCTCGATAGCGCTCCGCATCACCGGCTCAATGCTCGGCGAAACGTCGCCGCGGCGGTTGACGCTGAACTCCACATCGAAGCTCGGCTCCACGACATCGCCGTAAAGCCCCTCCGATTCCGTGATGCGCGCCGCCTCAAGTCCGTCTAGGCCGCGCACGCTCTCGCGGAATGTGTTCATCTCCGAGCGCTGCACCGCAGGATCAAACTGCTCGGGCGTTGTAAATGTCGTCAGCCCCACTTGGTAGCGGTCCACGTTGAGCTTGCCGGCTTCCTTGTCGAACGAGCTTTTCTCCGCGCCTGTTTTATCGGTCCAGCCGTTCACCTCCCAAACGTCCTTCTCGTTAAACCATTGCAGCGCTTGCAAGTCATCAGTCGGCACGCCCATGCGCCGGCCGACCTCATCGTAGACTTTCTGCGAGAAGAAAAAGTCCGCGTCCGTCACGCCCTGCTCCTGCTCCGGCAGGATGCGCCAGCGCGCTTTCTTGCCTTGGTAAAGTAGGCGGCGAAGATTGCGAGCCGCCCATACGTCGATGGTCGCCTTAAATGTGCGTCCGGTTAGGTTGCCGGCAAAGTTTGGCGTCTTCGGTCCTTTGGTCTGCGCGATCCAGTTGCCATACAGCGCATGCAGCACCTTGGTGCTATTGGCGTTGTATTTCTTGCCATTGGCCCGCAGCGGCACTTCTTTGAACGAGTTCACCTGCTTGCGGTATTCGTCCTCGAGCTTAAATGCCCCCTTGCCGCCCTTTTTGCGCCAGTCGGCTTCCATCTTGCCGCTGTCCGCATCCGCCTTCTTCTGCATCACGAACGCATCAAACCGCTTTAGCAAATCATCGTAGGCGCCGCGGCCAAACATCTGCAGAGCTTCGCGCGCCTGGATAAAGTTCATGTCCACCGGCGTACGAGCCGAGGTAGCGCCGAGCAATTGCCCAAAGCGCTCGATGGTCGCGCCGTAGGCATTCTGCAGCCACGACCGCATGCGACCATACCAGCCGATGCCCTTGGCTATGGCTGGATTCTGTTGCCCGCGCCGCGCATCGGCTTCCATCAAGTCCGCCGCCTGCTGCACCGCACGCGCCTCGTCCTTCGACAGCCCCGGGGCTTCGCGCAATCCGTATTTCTCGCCCTTGTAAATGGCGCCAAACATTTGGTTGCCGCGGGCATCCAGCACAGGATTCCCATCGCTGTCTTCGATTAGTCCGACCTTTGGCAATCCGCGGTCGTCGCGAGTGACCTCAAGACGTGCCGCCTCGGGGTTATTCCTGGCAACCTCCGCAATTCGCTTCTGCGCCTCGGTGATAGCCTTCTGCTCGCGCGGCCCGAGATATTGCTTCGCGTCTTGCAGCGACAGTCCGCTAAAAAATTCTTTCTCGGCTCGAGTTCTGGCCTGCGCCTCGGTTGCATATTCGGCAACCTTGGTCGGCGGCAACACGACCTGGCGACCATCCTTGTCAACTGACACCATCGGCGACGTGAAGACCTGCCACTTGCCGTTGGCCCCCTTGCGCAGCATTCCGAGCGGCTCGTATTGGCCGGCCGGGTCGCGCTGGATCAGTGTTTGCTGGTCGGTTGGTCCGCCCATTTGCTCAAGACCTGGGGGGTCTTCTAATAGTGCCGATGGCCGTTGCCCGCTTCTGTACAGCGCTTGATTGTGTCGTGCGGCTGCAGCCAGCGACTCCCGCGGCGATTCGCCCATTGCGTCGTCCATTGTTTGTGACCCAAAGCGGAAGAAGCCGTCCTCGCCGATGCTGCCGGCGCCGATGGCCAAGAAGTCCGGCCCGAGATCCTCGTTGGTCTCAAAGTGCGTGCGCTTGTTGGTGCTGACCACACGTCCGTCTGCGCCGACAAACGCAGCGCGCCTGGCTCGCTCATTGAGCGGGATGTCTGCGCGCTCGGAATAAGCCGCGCTGGCACTTCTTTTTGCGTCCCGCGGCAATGCCGCACCCTCTGCCGGTCGCTCGTTCGGCACCGGGAACTCGCGGCGATACTCGGCATCCGCGGCGCGGAATCCGGCGGCGTCAGCTCCCTGCCAGTTGGTCGAGTTGCTGTAGCCGCGGCGCGCGGCCTGCTGGTTCAAGTAAGCGCTCTTGCGGTCGGCGTCGAATTGGCGCCACTCGTCAAGCGACATCACACCCACCTCGCGCGGCAGGGCGTTGGTGTTGATCTTGTGGTAGTGCGGGAAGTAGCCGGTGCCAAAGGGATCGGCGTAGTTGAGTCGGTCGAAACGGAACGTGCGGATGCTGCCCTTGGGGTTCAGATCGCCGTAGAGCGGATTGGCTGCCTTCTGCGTGGGCGTGCCAGTGCCGAGCAGTCCGTTGAGCAGGTTCTTTTTCTGCGCTCCGAGGTTGGTCTCGCCGGGCACTCCGTCTTCGTGATTCTTGAGCAGCACCTTGAGGCCGGCCTCAACGTCTTTCACGTTGTTGTTGAACTCCGGCAACTCTCCGCGGTCCACCGCGCGGATCGCCGCGGCGCGGAAGGCATCAAGATCGATGACCTTGGCCAGCAGGTGGTTCTTGTCCGAGAGCTGCCATCCGAAAGGCACCACCTCGCGGGCGATCGCCTCGACGTTGCCCAGGTTGCTCACCTTGTAACTGCCGCTCGCTCCGGTGCCGATGGCGTTGTACGAAACGCGGTAGCTTTGCCCGGTGCGGCGACCCGCTTCAAACTCGCGCGCCTTGGTCCGCAGCCACTGCGGCACCTGCACGAAGTTGTCGAACTGCAGCGGAAGATTAGGCCCGCCGACTTCCACGCGGTTGCCCACCTTGCGGGCGCCCCACTCGGCACTATGCACCGGCACCAGGCGTGTGCGCGTGTTGATCGACTTGAGCGTTGCCGCCCGCGCCTTCTCCTGCGTGTTGACCTGCTGCTGCGACTTCGGCATCGGGTTGCCGTTCGCGTCTAAGATAAAGATGTCGTTCTCCACCACCGCTCCGTTTTGATAGACGCGGTTATGCGGACTGCGCGCCGCCTCGCTGGCCTTGCCGGTCGGCGCCACCTTCGTGCCGCGCTTTTTCGGCGCCGAGTCGCGCTCCATGCCGACCAGGTAGCGCTCAAATTGTTTCGTATAGTTGGTCACCGCTCGGCGCATCTCTGGCGTGTCAAACAGCGGATTCTCCTCGAAAACCCGGTTCGGCGTTTCCAGCCGGCCGTTGCCGCGGAACTTCGCACCCATCATGTCAAAGAGTCCGCTGGCCGCACCGAGCATACCGGCAAGCGGCCCGCCCTCGCGCATACGTCGGAAGTCGATACCTCCCGACAGCCCGGAGAATGTCTCCGCGGCGATCTCATCCCGCGCCCAGTCCCACTCCATATTGCCCTCGGCGAGGTCGCGTTGATTCTTGTCCTCGATGCGCTCGTCGATCATGCGCTGCCGCATCTGCGGATCTTCCCAGCGCGCCCGCACGATGTCCTCCGGCGAAGCGCCATTGGCCACCCGCTGCATCTCCGCATCGGTCAGCACCTCCGGCTTGATGCCGGTCACGCCCGCCTCGACTTCGCGCGCCATGATGCTGGCCAAATACTCGCGCCCGCGGGCCTGCACACCGTCTTGGCCATACTGCACGTTGACCTGGTTGCGCATGTTGTTTTTGATCTCGCCGCCCAGGATGTCGCTCTTGAGGATGGCGTGCCCGATTTCGTGGCCGGCCACATCGCCCGAGGCGAGCTGATCAATATCGAGGAAGATGCGCGGCCGATTGCCGTCCGAAGCATCGACAAAAAGCCCCTTGGTCGTCTCACGACTAGCCGCCGGCATGGCGAGGTTGGCTGCGTAGTCCTGCGCCGATAGCGGCACCCAGTCCACCTTGGTGGACACCACACCCTGCATGGCAGCGTAGCGGGCCAATGTTTCGTGCGGCAGTTGGGAGAAGTAGGCCGCGTCACCGCCCGCCGCGTCCACGTCGGCCAGCATGCGCGCGATGTCCGCGTCGATCATCTGCGTGCGACGCGCCAAGGGTCCGCCAATCAATCCGCCCGCGGCGCCCATTGTGGCGATGGCGCCAAAAATCTGCGACTGCTGGTCCTCCGGCGCAATCAAAGCAAACGGCGAGGCCACCGCGGCGCCCGCTAGTCCGCCGGACACGGCGTCATCGGCCAATCGGAACGCCTGCGTCACGCCTGTGTTATCGAGCGCCCCCAACGTCCTGCGCGCCCGCAGCGACATGCCCTCGTTCTGCGAAGCCCTCTTGAGCGAGCTTTCCGGTCCCGAAAAGAATCCGCGCATTGCCTCGCGGTAGCGCCCGGGGATCGCCGCATCGTCCGCCAGCCTAGACGCCGAGTCCGCGCGAAATACGCCCACGCCGCCCACGCCCATTTCCTTCACGACCATCTGGCCCGACTGCGCCGCGGACTCCACGCCGCGCAGGATGCCGCCGCTTTTGCGCACCGCCGGCAGCACCGCGGCGGCTAAGGCAATGCCCTTGGCTACGTCATTGTTCTGCGAAAATCCCAGCGCGCCGGAACCAACCGCCACACCGAAGGAAGCCTTAGCCAAGCGGTCACTCGTCAGGCCAGCGCGCATCAACCGGTCTTGCAGGTTCTCGGCTTTGGTCGCCGCCCAGCCCGCGCTTTTGGCCACGCCACCCAGCGGCTTGTCGGCCAGAATCGAAATGCGCCGCAGCGCCCGCAGCTTGGAAAGCCCGCCCGCGCCCATCGGCAAAATGGCCAACGGGTCTAGTGCAAGCATGCCGAAGGTCGCCAAACCCTCGTCCACCTTCGAGTCATCAATGCCGTAAGCGCGCTTCGTCACCGACTCCGCGGTGATCTGCGACGGCTGGCCACCGACCGTCTTGGGGCCGAAAATTCTTCCTGTCTCGATGGGATCGTTGCCCATCGTAAAGTTATCAATGCCGAGAAACTCCTGCTCCAGCGCCCGGTTGCGCACGAAGCGGTCGTAAGCCGTCTTGCGATCCTCTTGCGCCTGCGCGGCGGTCTCCTCCAGCGTTCTGTCATAAAGACCAGCCGCACGAGCCTCGTGAAACGCTTGCTCAAGGATTGCCTCATCCTGCTGCGCGTTGCCGGTGAATTTGTTCTCCGCGGCGAGCTGCTGCCGGATTTTGTCATTGATCGCCGCGCTACGGCGAATGTCGCTGCTGCTGTCCGCGTAGACATCGCCCGCGTAATTAATAATCTCAGCCAGCCCCACGCCCGAGCGCCGCGCGCCCTCGGCCAGGCTATGCACCATCGTGTCGTACGCCGGCCCGAAGCCGCGGAAGACAAAGTCACCGGGCAACTTGCCCAGACTCCAGACCACGCCGCCTATTGCACTGGCAATTGACCCGGCGCCTTGAAAAAACCCATTCACCGCATTAGACCGCGCCGCCCGCTTTTGATCCCAAGAGTCCCACTCGTTAAACGTCGGGATGTAAGACGGGTCGCGCACCGTCTGGTCCTCCAACTCGTCCATTTCCCAGTCGGATAGCGGGCGCTGCTCCTCCTCCGGTAGCTGCGGCGCCGCGGGATCGGTCGCCCGGCCAAACGGCGTCTGCTGCACCGCCGTGCCGGTGCCGGCGCGCATTTCCGCCGACTCCATCTGCGCGTCCGAGAGCGGCTCCTCCCGCGGCACGCCGACCACGGTGCCCCAGAATGACTCTGACGCCTGCGCCTGCTGCTCGAGGGCGTTCATCTCCTCGTCAGTGAGTGGGCGTGTTATCGCTGCGGTAGCCATCCGTCAGGAGTTCTGACCCAGGTTTGATTGCCGACTTTTTTGGTTTGCTGCGGCGCGGCCTGTCCGCCAGTAGACGCTGCCGGAGCATTGCTCCCGGTCGTGTCATCGCTTTCGCTCGGCAACGCTTGGTTGGTCGCCGGGTTCACTACCGCCTTGTCTGCCGCTTTCAGCATGTCGCGCTTTTCCGACAAGTATTGCTCGTATACTTCCCAATGCTGCCTAGAGCCTGGCACCAACGTGCGCAAATATTTCAATTCGTCTTGCGAAATCGGGCGCAAATATTTGGTCATGTCCAAGACATCGATATTAATCAATCGGTCTAGCTTTGCTCGCTTGGCTTGCATCTTGGGATTAAATGCAGCGTCGTACATCCCGCCGACCGTTCCGTCGAATGGCCCGACCAAGCTGGCGTAGTCTTTGTCTTTTAGAACTTCTTCAATATTTTTAAGCGTTGCCTGCCGGCGGATTTTAAAGTCGTTCTGGACGGCCTCGCGCTCGGCAATTTTCGACTTACGATCTGCAAGCTGCGCCTGCTTGAGCGGGTCTTCCCTCTGCATTGCAACCCTGTCCTGCTTTTGCCGGAACTCATCAGCCAGCCGCGCGGCCTCCGAGGCAGGCACCTTCTTCATGTTCTTGATATTTTCGTAGACGTAGCGCGACTGGGGATCGAGGGAGTTGTAAATATTGCGCGCCTCGTCGGTTTGGCCTGCGGCATGGAGCTGTGCGATTTGTTGGAACGGCTCAAAGTTAAAATGCACGCCCTTGGCCGGGACGCTCATCGTGGCACGGCGCACCTCGGCGGGCACCTCCTCCGGCGCTTGATCGGTCATCCCGCCAAACTCCGTCAGCGGGACAGGGTTGCCCTGTGCGTCGCGCACTGGCGGAAGGGTTTCGTCATCGGATGCTCCGAGTGAATTATTAACGCTAGTTTGGCTAGGGGTCATAGGGTCTTTGGTAGGTAGTGCCGGCTCAACCACCATGCCGTCCGGTGGCTGGGTTAGCGGATAACGCTGGTCGCGGCGGCGACTCATCGATTGCCGAAGGTGGGCAACAACGTGCCGTCAAAGCTCGCGCCCTCTTCGGCGAGGGTGTTGGCGTTTTTGATATTCTGTTGGGCAAGCGGAGCATTCTGCTGAATCTGCTGCCCAGCCATGCGCGTCTGATTGTTCATGCCTGCAATACCCAGTTGTGAAATCGCCCCGAGGTTGTCGAGAATGCTCATGGAGGCCAGCCGGCGCGTGCGCGGGTCCATGCCCTCAAGGGCAGAGGAAATCTTTTTCATGCCGGGATACATTTGGCCGATGGCATTGATGGCATCGAATGCCGAGTCCGCCTGAGCGTTGGCCTGACTGACGTTGCCGACCATTCCGCCGATGGACGCCAGCGCCCCGCCAATATCTTGGCCGAGCTGTCCCATCGTCTGTGCGTTGGTTTGCGCGGCACCCATCATGCCCTGGGCGATGATGCGTCCGCTTTGGTCGTTCTCTGTCGGGTTATAAGCAAACATAGTTTTGTTCTCCTTCTCGTTGTTAAGCTGCTTCCGCCCGCAGGTAGCTGGGGCGTTCTTTTTGTGACCATCTGAGCTGATCGCTCACATTGCTCACCAATTGGCCAAGCCGTGGGCACAGCACCTCGGCGGGTCCGTCCTTGGCCATGCACGCCGTGCAGGCGGTCACATAGTCAGGGTTGTCACCTTTGTCCTCCCGCTCCCGCCATGACTCGCCGACCTTCTCGTAGCGTCCATAGTGGATGGGCAAATTGTTCTCTTCGATGTAGCGCCACACGTCCTCATCGGTGAAGAGGCGAATCGGGAAGACGAGGCTGGCGCTGTCCAGGTTGCGCGCCACGTCGGTGCGGATCGTGATGTCGCCGTAGACCGCATCCGTATCGCTCGCCTTGTGGCCATGGAACATCGCATCCCACGGCCAATTGAACGTGCCGGTCGGGCGCTGGTAGATGTCATTGAGTCCGCAGACAAAGTCCTCGCCGTCCTTCGGAGCGCGGATGCCGGTCGGCAGCATATTGTAGCGGGCGCCGATCTGGTAGTATCCGGCGATCTCCACCTCGCCACCGCCGTCCTGCACAAAGGTCGCCGAGGGAGGGAAGTCGTAGACCCGCAGTCCGTAGTGCTGGATCACCGCATCGGCGAACCGATACTTGTGCGGCTGCCAAGGCTCGCGGTGGAAGACAACCGGCAGGTCATCCCGGTGCCGCCGCACCAAGTCCAGCACCACCATGCTGTCCTTGCCGAATGAGCAAGCGATGCACGGATTGCCAAACTCAACGAGCGACTGCTCGATGAGCCGGTGAGCGTAGGAGACTTTGTCTTCGTAGGTCATTAGAAAGAAACGCCGCCGAGAGCCATGCCCATGCCGACCGATCCGAGGCCAGAGGCCACACCGCCGCCGATCCCGCCAAACATCCCCATCATGCCCGCGTTCTGCGAGGCACCGGCCTGCATTGCTGCGGCCTGCATGGCGGCATTATTGTTGAGCACAGCGTTGCGATTCGACGCCAACATATTGGTGTTGAAGCTGGCCACGTTGCCCGCTTGTTGCAGCGAGTTGCCAAAGATGTTCCCAACTTGCTGTGTCGTATTCCCCAGCGTTCCCATTCCGAGCTGGAACGCCGGTCCCAGCGCCTGCCGGTAAGGGTCCATGTCGCCGTAGAGCGTGCCGAGACCAAGGCGCCGCTGTGAGCGCATCTGGTCATTGGCCAGCGCCTGCTGGGCGACACTCGACAGGAATCCACGGTTGTTGTTCACCTGATTCATGTTCGCCTCTTGGTTGGCCATCTGCGCGTTGAGCAGGAACTGACCGAGCGTTGTGTCGCGCACTTGGTTGAGGCGCTGTGCGTCCATGAGCGCAGCTTGGTTGGCGAGGGCCGTCTGCTGGGCGAACTGTGCGTCCGTCTGGCCGCGCGTCAGGTCGCTCGCTTGGTTGAGCCGCTGCGCATCCATCATCGCCGCTTGATCGGAAAGGGACATCTGACCGGCGAGCGCTTGGTTGCCTCGGTCGGCTTGCAGCGCCATCTCCGCTCCTGCCATCTGGCGTTGGATGTCGGCGTTCTGCACGTTTTGCGCGAAGGACAAGTCCTCCATGTTGCGCTGGCGGGAGTAGCGGTCGCGGTTCAGCAACTCGGCAGCGAGACCGGCGCTTCCGGTTGCCATGCCGCGAGCGGCCATTCCGGCTCGGGCCGACTGCACGGCATCGCGGCTGGCTTCGGCAGAGAGCCGTCCGCCGCTGGCCACGCGATTCATAGCCTCGCCGACTAGCGACTGGCCGAGGGCACCGGCGCCGACCTCGCGGGCGCGGACATCGCCGACCCGCTGGGCATTGACTCCGCGAACGTCGCGCACCGGACCCATCTGCGCAGCGTTGGCCAGATTGGCGCGCACATTGCGGATATTGGTCGGCGCGGAGACTTGATCCGGCCGGTAGGACATGGCGTTGGCGCCAAGCTCGCGCATCTGGTTTTCCAGTGCGCTCGGCCCCATGTCGCGGCCCATCTCATCGAGGATGGTCTGGCGGGCGAACTGGGAGTATTGGTTGTCGAGGTTGCGCGAGAGCTGATCGGCGGTGCCAAACTGCATGCGGATATACTCAGGGTATAGCCGCTTGATTGCCGCCTCTTCTTCGCGGGTTTGTGCTCGGGCCACGCGAATCGACGCATTGGCCATCTTGTCGTAATCAATCGGTGCTGGCGGTGGCGGCACGGGTGCCGCGCTGAATGATGGTCCTCCTCCTCCCATAATGTTATCTCCTTACTTTCTTAGTTAGTTGTTCCCACGAATATACTCGCGGCTCAAAGCTCCCACGTCGGCACCAAGCCACATAGGGGTGCGGATGCGGCGCCACGCGAAGACACTCCCGCACGCAGCTTGTGCCAGCAGTGCCAGCAGCCAAAGCGACGAACCAGCAGTTGCTCTCACCGAGTTCAAATTGTTGCTCCTCCGCGTTCCACCGGCAGGCACGAGCCAGCATGAAGCATTCCGGCGAGTTCCACACATAGCCCGCCGACAGATGCTCGCCGACTGCTTCCCAGAAGTCTTGCGTCGAGTGGTTGTCCCACCATTGTTTTGCGCGTTGCCATGGGGTCATCGGAAAATGGCAATAGAAACAACTCCTACGTCTGATGGCGTTCTGTTTGTTGTTGCGTTTATTGCCGAAGTGCCAACCCTAAAAGACGATGCCGTTCGTGCTGTGGCTGAATCCAATGGCTCTAACACGCTGACAGAGATTGATGTTGTGCCGTTGGCAGATGCTCCAGTGATAGAATAATTTGCGTCCGGCATGGCCGTTGTGAATGTTATCGTGTAGTCGCCAGTTCCGTTTCGCAGAACGCTCGTCACGTTTCCAGACGCACGGATCAATCGGTTGGTGTTTGCGGTCGAGGCTTCGCCCGCTGTGTTTTTTGTCCCATCGAAATTCACCCAAGCCCTGCACGCAAAGATCGGCGGATCGTTGTCGGCGTTCAGCGCCTTTTTGATTTCACCGGCGTTGGCGGCGAGGGAGAGCTTGGCGTCGGTGACGCTGTCGTCGGCAATCCGCGCAATCGGCAACGTGCCGGTGGTGAGCTTGCTGGCGTCGATGTCGCTGGCCAACTTGGCGTTGGTCACGTTGGCGTCCACAATCTTCGCCGTGCTAACACTGCCGTCCGCGATGGCGCTGGCGGTGCCGGTGAGATTGCCTGTGACGTTGCCTGTGAGGTTGCCGGTGACGTTGCCGGTGAGCGGCCCGCTGAATGCTGTGGCTTTGACGGTGCCGCTGACTTCTAGGCGTTCGGTGGGGCTGCTGGTATTGATGCCGACATTACCAGTGCTTCTTGAGATATGCAGAACTCTTTCAAGGAATGTTCCATTATCCGACCATCGATGCATGAAAAAGTTTGAACCAGCGTTGGAGCCGCTTTCTGCGTCATTGTCGGTTCCAACGTGCCAGCGTGCTACATTGTTTGTGTTCAATGCGAGGAAGCGATATGTAGCCGCCGCGCCATCAATTATGTTTAAAAGAGCAGAACGGATGCCCCCAACAACCTCTAGTTTTACTCCGGGGAGTGGCACAGTGCCAATACCCACGCTCCCATCCGCCGTCACCACAAACGGCGTAGCGTCAGGGTTCGCCGAGTCTTCCACCACCAGCGCATTGCCACTGCCGGTCTGCGTGATGCGCACGGCGTCGTTGGCGCTGTTGTCTACGACTGTTAGTTTGGAGGTGGAAGAGCTTGTCCCAATATTCACGTTGCCATTCGGCATCGAGACAGAATCAATGGTCGTTCCAGACCTCTGGATTTCGATGGCGTTTCCGGCGGCGTTGTAAGCGTCATTGACTGCGCGGATAAACATTCCCTCGTTATCGGCAAGAATGTCCCACTGCTTATTGTTCGTTGACGCATCGGTTTCATTGATTTGCACCCGAGGATCACCGCGCCGGATGTCCAATATCGAAAATGTTCCTACTCCAGTCGTTGTAACATTCTGACTTCCAAAATTAGGATCAACCTTCGTCCCAGCAATCGCTGCCGAGGCATTGATGTCTGCATTAACAATGGTGCCGTCCACCAAGTTATCCGAGGCAACCGTGATCGCAGCAGGAAGCGCACCTGTGGCGAGCTTGCTGAGAGCAATCGCAGCATCGCTTTTGATGTCGGCATTGACGATCTCGCTGACGGTGCGGGCGGAATTCAACTTGGTCGGGGTCACGGTATCCCCAGAGGTGAATGTGTAATTATAGGAGGCCATAGTAATTATGCTGCTGATCGGGTTTCGGTCGGAGGCAACGACTTGGGCGATGCCTCAATGCTGGCGGATCTGATTTCCGGCCGCCCACCGGATGTTTCGTAAATGACTTCGGCGCTGTGCGCCTTGTAGCGCACCGGCGCCTTCATGTTGTAGTCTTCCAAGCCGCCGGTGCTATTGGTCAGCGTGCCGACCGTTGTTTCGGTGTCAGGGTTGATGGTCTTTATCTTCGTGCTGACGCTGGCGCCTGCCGGAATGACCACATCGGCGATGGTGCGGAGGAAGCGCTTGCTGTGCATGTCGCCGAAATCGTATCGGCGGGTCTTGAGGCTGCCGGTGACTGGGTTGCTGCCGACCAAGCTGCTCGCCGCATTAGCGTCCACGGCAGTGTTCTCTTCTTCCAGCAGGTAGAGGTTGCCAGAGCGGGGGATTGAGAACACGCGGCGCTGGTTATCGTAGGTGCCGACGAGGATCTGGTTGACGCTGGCGCTGCTCGGATAGATGTCGCGGTATTCCCATGTGTCCGTCAGCGCATTCCACGCAATGACAAGCTGGTTGCCGTCGAGCGGTTCGGCGCTGGTCGGAAGCGCGATGAGATAGCGGTTCGCGTGCCATACCCCGAAGGCAGACTTCTCGACGCGGGACTGCACCACTTGGCTAAACAGGTCGGCGATGGGTTCCGAGAGCGGCTTCGTATCGCCGCGCAGCTTTAGATCGAGGCGGCTGTCGAGGCGGTAGATCCCTGCGTCAGACAGGAAGAAGACAAAACTGCCTGCGGTGACAATGGTGTTGCGGGCGCTGCATCCGATCTCGTTTGTGAGCATCGTGAGTTGTGACACCGGAGTGTCCACCGAGAAGGCGCTGCCATCTGTGGACGACACTTGGCCGAGGGTGGCGAGCCAGATGGACTTCCTACAGAAGACGAGTGCTTGCCCCTCAATCCATGGATGCACTGCAACAATGCGGTCGTCGCCGCCCGCTCCTGCGCGGAAGCTGTTCCAAAATGGGTCGTATAAGTCGGAGTCCAAAACGTCGCTGATGCCCACCGTGTCGCGGGTCTTGGCGATCCATAGCCGATTGTTATGGTAACTCGCCCAGCCGACACTCGGCATGCGGGTGTAGGTGACGCCTTCGCTTGGCACACCTGCGGTGGCGCGGACGAAGTTGCCAGCGCCGCCGTCCCAATAGATTGGGGGCTTCACGCGGCGAACCTTGATGCCTGCGGCAGCGTGGGTTGCAGTGCCGCTTGGAACGGTAATCGTGAAAGAGTCTGTAGCGACACCTGTAACGTCGTATTCGTGGCCGTCGAACGCGGGCGTTGTGCTGCCTTCGATGCGGACGCGGGCGCCTTCGGGGTAGCCGTGGGCGGTGACGTTAATGGTGGCCGTGGTGGTGCTGACCGTTATGCCGGAAGCGGTCGTGAGCTTTTGCTCCCAGCCGGTGACGGCGCGGTCGGCTTCGCGGAGGATGTAGAGACGGTCAAAGGCTTGGACAACGCTGACGGTGTCTGTGCCTTCGATCTTTTCTGCGGGACTGGTCGGGTAAGTCTTGACCACCGGAGATTGTCCCTGCCGGTAAAGCGTGGCGCTATCCGATCCGGCGAGGACAATGTATTCGTTCGCGTTGTCGTAGTTTTGCGAGGCGAAGACACCGGCCGCGTAGAGTCCGCCCTCGTAGCTGTCGCGCACTTCGGGGCCGTTGTTGGCGATAATGGTTCCGGTGGCCGGTGTCGCGGGACTGCCGCTGACGGTGTAGGTGAAAGTATTGGCGTCCGTCACAGTGACGATGAAGTCGCCGTTGTAGTCGGTCTGATCGGCGCCGCGAATGTTGATCTGGTCGCCTGTGGTGAAGCCGTGGGCGGTCGCCGTGACTGTGGCCGTGGTCGAGGCGCGGGTGATTGAGGTGACGGTCTTGTCGGTGCCGAGGGTGAAATCCAAAGTCAGCGGGGCGCCGGTCGTGCCGATGGTGTCGGTGAGGCGCTTGCTGCCTTTGCGGGTTTGTGCGACCCCGCGATCCAAGCGCATGTTGACGCTGTCTTGCAGCATGCCTGCGGGGAGCGTCAGCGGGTTGAGCCGTGACGCGAAGCCGAGGAAACCGGCATCACCATCGCGTTGGACTGGACTCTCTAATGCCATTAGGCGGCGTCCTTCCGGCTGGTCAGGACATAGCTGACGGTCTTGGCGTTGTTCCTTTTCATCTCGGATTCAACGAGGGAGATGAAGGCGGGCCATTGGGCGGGCGGAAGGGTCTGGCAGCCTTCGCTGTTGGTGCGGGTGATGCCGCCGCGATGGATATTGATGCCGAAAAAGCCGGTCTCTTCGTTGCCGCCGTCGCGCTGGACGGTGACTGCATCGCCCTGCACCAGAGCTTTGTAAGGGTTGCCGCTCCGAATGCCGTGCTTGCCCAGTCGGTAGCGGTAGACACCTGACTTGAGGGATGCGTAGCCCTTGCCGATCTTTGGGTTGATGCCGTAGCGGGCCGGATCGACGTTGGCGTTGAAGGCGGCGTGGACATTGGGCGAGACAAGGATGATGGCATCGTCATAGATTCCGCGATCCTGCTTGCCCTTGGCGCCCATGCTGTCGCGGTAGTAGCCACGAATGCCGACCAAGCACACCGGATCGCTGACGTTGGCAGCCTTGAGCTGCTTCAGCGTCTCGTCGCGCTTTTGTTGTGGTCGGCTCTTGGGGATCACTTGGTCGGTTCTTTGACAGTCTTCGCGTCGAACGTGACGGTGGCTTGCTGCTTCAAGAAGTCATAGCCGACCGTCACGCAGCCAGCCGCAAGAGCAGCCCAGCTCACGGCGAGGATCACACACGCAATGAGTTTTGTGACGCGGGCGCTCATGGAGTCAGAGGCGGGCGGTGCCGTCTTTCGCTACCACTAATCCCCATGCAGCCATGAGGCTGGCGGCGATGAGGCCGATGTCGGGGATGGTGCCGGTGGCGAGGAATTCCTTGGCGCCGGTCGCCAGGGCGATGAGGGCGGTCAAGATTCCGATGGTCGTTGTTTTCCAGTTGCGCATATTATTTGTCTTTCTGTTGCTTTTTGCGGAGGTCGTGGAGGACCGAAATTAGGGTGACTACGCCGACGGCGAGGCCGACACATAGGCCGGCGACTCGCAGGGTTGTCTCAAGGTGGGGCAGCATGCTGAAGACGCTTGAGCCGATGCTGGTCACGGTGCCGATGACGCCTTTCTCGGTCGTCGAAAAATGTGTGTGCCAATACGTCATGGGGCAGTTGAGGGTTGCAAGATGAGGGTTGAGAGTTGTTCTTCCGTCAGTTGTTCGACGCCGTCGATCTCGCCTGCGTCAAAGGCGGCGGCGAGGTCGGCTTGCCAGAGGCAGCGGAAGGCGAGGCGTCCGTCCGTGAGCGGCTGGCCGGTGATCGTGCCGTCTGTGAGGCTGGCGGCGCGGATGCGGGTCTTCGCGGCGTCGTCCCAGTGCCCGCCGATGGTGAGGATGCTGCGGCCGGCGTCGGGCAATTCTTGGCCATACTGCGCGAGGAGCTGCGGGAACATCGTGGCGACCGCTTCGGCGGGCACGGCGATGATGCGTTCGGTGGTCTCGAAGTTGCTCATGGGAGTCCGAGGCCGGTGCCGAGGGTTTGGCGGTAGAGGTTATGCAGGGCGGTGACTTGCGAGTTAGTCCACATTGCTGTGCTGGTCATGGCGAACGCGCCGGTCATGGCGGTGCTGTTGCCGAATAACAGCCGAATGTTCCGTGCCCCCGTTGGATTGATGGCGGACAGCCCTGTTCGGGCCGCGCCGACTTCGACGGCACCATTGCGGAACACGTTATCGGCAGAATCGTTCATCGTGAACGATCCTGTTTGAAAGTTCACCAAGTCTATGGTGCGTCCCGTGTTGTCGTTGACAGAGGTGAGGCCATTGCGCGTTGCGCCTAACCGAAAGCCCGCCCCGCCGTCTTGGGCGGTTCCAGCAAATCGAAACAAATAATACCATTCGGCACCCGACAGCGCGCTTTGAAATTCAATCATTTGGCGGTTTAAGCCCGTGTCGCTTGTCTTCATAGCGACCATACCTGAACGAGCATTGTAAAGCGCCGCAGCGTCCGGTAGCTGCACATGCTCGTTGGTCGCATCTGTGACCAAACCATCCGCCGTCCACACCGGCCCATTTATTAGACTCCCATCAAAAGTCCCAAGCCCACCCAGCGAATATGCCGTGGTGCCGGTGCCTGCGTTTTGCTCCGAGCGAAGGGGCCAGCAGACCATGCTTTCCCACAATCCGAGATCCTTCACGCCGCGCACGAAGGCGGACACGGCGGCGCGGTCGCTGGCGCCGCTGCGGGCGCAGAAGGCGGCGGCATCCGGGTCGGTGCGGCGGACTGTGAAGGGAAGCGGCATGCTTAGTTTTCGGTGTGGACTTCGATGGTGACGCGGAGCTTGAGGCCGCTGGCGCTGTGGGTGCCGGCGCCGCCGGTGCTGGCGGCAACAAAGAGGCTGCCGCTGTTGACGGTGAAGGGCAGGCCGATGTCGGTGTTTTGTCCGAAACGGCTGCCGATGAGATCCGTGCTGGTGGTGACGGCGGCGGTGCCGAGGAGCTTCTCGGCGTCTGCGTCGCTGATGCTGATGGCGCTATTGGCCGTGCCAAGGGTGAAGGTGGACCCGGCGAAATACAGCGTGATGGTCTGCGAGGCTTGGTCGTCGGTGTCGAGGATCGAGGCGTGCTTGATGACGCCGCTGACGAGCTGGTTGCCGAAGTCGAGTTCGATGGTCGGGAACAGAACGTCGTTCGCCGTGTAGGCGTTGGTGTCGAGCGCCGGGGTGACGGTGATCGTGCGGTTGATGAAGTTGGCGATGCGGGTGTTGGCGTTCATAGGAATGGAGTTGGCAGTTAGCAGTTGGCAGTATTCAGTTCAGAAAAGTCTTTTGGTCTTTTAGGCTCTTGGTCTTTTGGTCTTGCTTGGGCGGCTCAGTAATGTCCGATTCGGGCGGACCAGGCTTGGGGTTGGTTTTGTTGGAAGTAGAATTTGTCGCGTTCGGTCACTAGTTCGTTCATGGCTTTTTCTTCCATGAGGGTTGATTTCGTGAGCTGGCCGTCTTCTTCGAGAAGACTTGCTGTCAGGTAGTAGCCGACGGCTTTGCTTAGGACGGCGGGGACCGTCGCCGAGAGATTTGATGTGGTGTAGGTGTCGGGGCGGAGGCGGTATCTCACCCAGGCGGTGGTGGGGATTTCCGCGTCGTCGGGGAAGCGGATGCTGTCGCCGAGGAGGCTGTATTGGAGTTCGCGGGGTGAGGCGGTTTTGTTCGGGTTGTCCCGAGTGATGGCAAAGACTTCGCCCATCGGGGTCTCGCCGCCGCCTTGGTCGTAGTCGATGTAGTAGCCGGTGGTTGCGTTGCCCTGGATGGTGCGCTCCTCGATGCGGCACAATTCGGGCCAATCGGCCCAGGTCCAGCAGGCCTCGATGGCGTCGTTCGCCGCGGCGACCAACATCGTCTGCGCACCGCTCGGGATGTTGGAGATGGATGAGGCGTCGTTGCCGACTCTCTGCCAGGCGCGTAACAAAATAGACTGAAGAGTTACAGTTCTCACGGGGACACTAAGGCACTAAGGGTTTCCGCCTACGCTTTGCTCCGGCGTGACAAGCAGGGTTTGCATGGCGCTTTGGACGGCGGCTTCGAAGGTGCTGGGCGGCTGCGGCCAGTCGTTGCGGGGGCTTGGATCGGACGCGAAGATGGCGAGGATCTGCTGCAAGTATTGCTCGATGGCGTCCAGTTCGGGGCTTTGCTGGCCGGCGGCGGCGAGGGACTGGCGGAGATAAAGCAACGTGGGCTGGCGTTCGCCGCCGAGGCCGACGGATTTGAGGTGTTCTTCGGCGGTGATCGGTTCGGCTTCCGGCGCCGGTGCGGGCGGAAGTGTGGCGAGGTCGATGTCGGCGAGGCGGACGGCGGATGTTCCGGCGGGCGGTTGCCACTTGGCGGTGTTGCCGTCCCAAAGCACCACGTTGACGAGGTGTCCGGCGGGTTGAGCGAGGATGGCGTATTTCTCGGTCATGGTTAGAAATAGGTTGTGATGACGACGATGCCCGCCGCGCCGTTGCCGCCTGCTCCCGAAGCCGCTGGCAAGGCTCCCGCGCTGCCGCCGCCGCCGCCGCCGCCGTAAAGACCGCCGTTGCCACCCGCGTTGCCAGCACCCGTGGAGCTATTTGGCGACCCGCCGCCGCCGCCCGTTCCGACAAAATTCATGCCCCCAGAGTTTCCGTTTCCACCAGCAGCACTTGCCCCGCCAGTCCCGCCAGCAACCAATGCTCCCGTGCGAACGTGACCCGAATCTGCCGCTGCCGCGCTTACGCTTACCACATTTGCAGCACTGATGCCGCTGCCGCCTTGACCTCCGGTCGGTGAGTTAAAAACTGCGGAACCCTGCAACCTGCCCGCATTACTGCCATTGACTCCGCCATTCGTAGCCCCGTCTGCACTATAAATTCGCGCACTATTGTTCGCGCCCGTCCCGCCCCCGCCGGTCGTTGTTCCTCCGCCACTGCCGCCAACTGACGCAAATGTTTGAATGACCGATCCTATGCTGCTGACTCCACCAGATGTTCCAAGTTGGCCATTGGCGACAGTGGTTCTCGCAACGCCACCAGCGCCGCCTGCGCCCACTGTAATAGCTTCTGTAGCGCCCAATGCGCTGGCGTCCAACCAACCAACAGTAATGCCTCCCGCGCTCCCACCGCCGCCGCCGCTCCGGTCTGTCCCTGCATTATCACACCTGCCGCTACCGCCCCCGCCGCCGCCGCCGATGACGATGTAATGCACCATCTTGGCTCCGGCGGGTTTTGTCCAAGTGTCGTTAGCGGTATAGATGCGGGTTTCGGTGAGTTGGCCGGTCAGCGCGATGGTGCCGGAGCTGTTGGGGACGGTTAAAGTCCGCGTCTGGCCCGAGGAGATGCCGGAGAGTTGGAACTTTAGATTCTTGGTGGCGTCTCCGTCGTCGTAGATAAGGAACGAGCTGTCGCTCATCACATCAAAGAATGACGTGTCGGTGAGCTGGTAGTCGTTGTCGCGGCTGGCGCCCACGGTGGCCTTACGCACATACACGCCAGCCTGTTTGTAGGACGAGAAGGGCCACGTTCCGGAATTCGACCGGACCAGCCAGCGGCTATCCAATGCGGCGGTGCCGTCGAGCGGGAGGTCCGCATAGGTTGCCACTTCGCCTGCGAAGAACGCAGAGCCGCCGCCGCCTCCAGACCCCTTGAGGTCGAAGTTGCCGGTGAACGGATTGAAGGCGAAGCCCATTACAAATTAGAAATTTGAGATTTAAGAGCGGGTGACGGTGGCGATCTTTGCGTCATCGCTGGACGGCGTGCCGCCGACATAGGTGAAGGTGAGCGTGGCGACTGTCTGGCTGCCTTCTTTGTAGACCACCGTGGAAAGGTTGTTTGTCGTGGAGACGTAATTCAGCTCAACCGCGTTGTGCTGCGGGATGTTTAGTCCGGCGATGTTTCTGACGGAGACGTTTGGGTGCATGTGTTAGGCGGGTTGGGCGGTCATGCCGAGTTGCTGGTCTTGCGCCATCTTTTGCAGCGCGGGCTGGGCGCCGGTGCGGCCGATGACTGCGTTCTGTTGCTGTTGCAACTGGAACTGGAAGGCTTGTGCTCTCGCGTCGATCATGCTGCGGAAGATTTCGTCTTGCTGGTATCGCTGCTGGACGGCGGGGTTGGACTGAATGATGGCCTGCAAGGTTTGCAGGCGGACTTGGGCGTTTTGGCCGCCCTCCTTGAGCGGGGGTTCGGTGCCTGCGGCGATTTTGGCGAAGGCGGTTTGTTCGTCTTCTTGCTCGGCCTGGGTAGCGGCGCCGATGTCCTTGATGAGGATGCCGGCGAGATTTGGGTCTACTGCCTGCATCATATATTGGACCAGGCCGACTCGATCGATAACGCCGAAGCTGTCCAAGGGAACCAAGACTTTGGCGAGGTAGTCTAACTTGGCGCCGAGGGCTTCGTTGTCGAGGAGGCGCGCGTCAAACTCGGCGGTAATGTCGAAGCGGCCCCGGATGTCTTGGGGCGATGCGTTGAATTGGAGCTGCTCGTTGCCGGTGATGCGCGCGACCTCTTCTGGGGTCATGTATTGCTGGCTGAGGGCCATGACCTGGGCCATCACGAGCTTCATGTCGATGAGCCAGCTATCGACCAGCTCCTGCATGTGGAGCATCGCCATGTTGGGGTTGACGGCTTCGGTCATGCGGCCGAAGTAGCGGTCGATGTCGGCGCGGGTGGCGGCTTCGACTTCGATGCTGCCTTGGTCGAACGGCGGCGGGGCCATCCACGACACTTCTCCGGGGCGGCGCTCGGGGATCTGCATGGCGGGGC